GTATTTCATACAGGTCCCCAAAATATTTTTGTGAGTTCAACGGCACCAACACCACCGAACTGATGATTGAACCTAGTTCACTATGTAAGTAGGCCGCAAGTTCTGAGAAGTAAAAAGTATCGCCAAAGTTCCATTTATCAATGCTGAAGTATGTATTCATTGCGGCAACCACAGCACTTTTAATTTCGCTTGTGCTGGCAGTTGAGCCGCTGGCTCTGATTACCTTGATAGTGGCACGTAATTCTGCTGCGGCTTTTTGTCCAAACAAGGGTTTGAATACAACACTGTTCAAAATAATATTATCGCTCAACATCTTGAAGTTCTGTAGACCTTGGTAAGTGGTTGTTAATTCATCAAGACTGGGCACGTCAGGTTCAATCACAGTGCCTGTGGTATCTTGAATCCAGTTTTGATAAGCAGTGTAATAGGCCAAAGTAACCACATATAGATCAATAATATTGGTGGTACCTGGATCAATGCGGGTGGTCAATGGTGCATTGTGTCGATACTGAAAGTACAAATCTTGACGACCTGTCTTGGCAATCCATTCATTGCTGACATCAATCAAGGTTCGTAGTCCCGTGGCACCCACGCTCAATTGATAAAACGCTTCGTCAGTGTAGGCATAGAAAACTTGCCCCGGAGTCCACTCAGTCTTGGCCAACTCAATATCATCTAGAGTGGCGTAGTCACTCACAACCTCGCCTTGCGCTACCAACAGGTAGCGTTGCAGGTTGTCAAAGTCCACAGTTTTTTGTAGGTATATGTACTTTTGTGTGGGATCTACAGAAGGAGCAACAATCTCATTGAAGAAGTCAGGATTGTCAGGCACGCCGTCATTGTCGCTGTCACGATAACTGACCAGCACTTGGAAATCGTCCACATAGCCGTCTGATTCAACAGGCTGTCCAGTAATGGTCATGATGATATCTCCGGACAAATGATCTGTAGAGTCAGGTCTAGTGTTTACTGCCAGAACATTGATATAGTCCTTGATCACTGTGCCAGTTCGTGAATCATAAATTTGCGATCCATCATAGAAGAAAAAGCGTGTGCTCAGCACTGAACCAAAATAATAGGCCAAGCCACGGAAAGTGATTGTGTAGTTTTGATTTTGCACCACAAACTGAATCAACCATGATGCATCTTGATTTGTGCCAGTAGTAGAGCCTGCGTTGGCTTGACTCCATGTGCTGTCAGCGGCTAAGTTAGTGCTGGTAATCAAGTACCAGCTGTAAGGAGTTCCAGTGATATCACCGTTGCTGTCGTAGCCAATACCAAAGTTACGATTGAGCAAAATTTGTTCTGCCATGGCCTGTTCCAACGCCAGTGGCAAGTCTGAAACAAACAATGGAATAATAGTATCAACCAAGGCGCCAGTTGGTATAAAATTATTCAGTGTAATTGGACCTGCACCTGAACTGAGATTACCAAGTCCGTTGTTGTATCCTGTGCCTTGTATGCTCAATGGACTGGCCCAAATTTCCAGTGTTTCGTCTGCGCGACTGGGTGTGCCGGGCTTGAGTTTATTGTTGGCGTCAAAGTAGTAACCAGCAGGTGGCACAAACTTGATCAAACTACCCACGGTCACATACTTGAAATTAGTAGTGGTGGTAAATCCCACTGGGATCGGAGTACCATTGGGCCAGGTTGCAGACGTCACTGCATTTCTAAAATAACCTGTGGTTTCATTGGCCAAGGTGGTGCTTTGATTCCAGGTGGCGCCAGGCACCCAGGTAGTGGCACCATATGTGGGCAGAGTAGATTCTGTTACTCTTGGAAAATTAGCATAGTAAAACTGCTTCATGGTAGTTTCAGCCAGGCCAGGTTGTACTTGATTGGCAATCACATCTGCTATTTCATTTCGATTGGTGTAGGAAAACAAAATTGTGGGCAATATGTTTTGTTCCCACAATCCGCCATCAGCGCCAAAACTGTTGGTGCTGGAATATTTGCCGGTGTTGTCCACAAGGTCAAGATACCGACTGGTGCCAATGGATGCACGATTCAAGGCCTTGCTTTTTACAATTGAATTGTATTGTGTGTACGGGAAGAGGTTGTAATCTTCGCCGTTGACCATACGGTTTTGAGTGTAGTATTGTGCAGGCGCACGTTGTTTGATTTGGTCAATGGTTTCACGTGCCTGGCTATTGCTCACAGGTCTTGTGATACCGCAAGTGAATGTGATGGTCTCAAGGTTGCCGTTGCGACTGATGTAACTGATGGGAATAGTCACACTCTGCATTTCTTCGGGATTGATAATGTATTGCAATCCGTTTGATGCACGAACATAGGCACGGAACGTGCCCACTGGAATTTCTGAGAACACGCCGTCACCAAACACCATGGTGATCTGATCATTGGTGCGTGATGTTACTGTGTAGATGGGACGCAGGCTAGTACCAATTTGTTCAGCTGCCGCGGCGTAGATGTTTTCTGTGTATTCCCACTCACGTGATACAGTACCAACACTGTCCAGTTGGTACAACCAACGGTCTTCGTTGTTGATGCCTTCAATGTTGATGTTTACTATGCGATTGCTGACTTTTTCAGCCAAGTTAAAATCTTGATTCTGTAGCACGCCTTGCTTGAACATGAAGAAGTAGCCGGTGTTGGCTGACTGAAAGCCCAGTTGATCATTGCGGAACAACACATTGAATGGTGAATTGGCTCGCGGGCTTGGCTCATACAGAAAATCTGCGCCTACTGATGTGGATGTCATGGCCTCAAACGGCATGGTTATTCCGTCCACTGTGGCGGTATAAGGCACAATAGGCAAAAATCCAGGTACCAAGTTGATTCCATATTCGTCTGTTCTTACACCCAGGATAGTCTGACGGTTTCCAGGACGGCCCACTCGTTGAGTGTTGACCAAGCTGGCATTGATAATGGTAGTAAACTGCTCTTGCCAATCGGGGTTGGTAGGATCAGCCCAGTTCACCGTGACGTTGCTCAAGTTAACGCCTTGATAGTCAACCACGTTTTCTGTTGTGGTTATTGAAAAAACTTTGAGTAAACCCTGTGCGGCTGTGTTGCGTTTAGCAGTGTAACTGACCAAGTTGGCCAAGCGAACCACACTGTCACGACGCTCGGCCGTGTCCATGTAGTTTTCACGTGTGTTTAGGTCGGAGCGAAAGGCCAGTGCTTGGCCCATAAACGCCATAACATCCAGCAAGGCAATGTATTCCGACGATTCAATAAAGTCGTTGAATGTTTCAGGATAGTACAACCGCAAATAGTCAATAAAGCTCTTGCGCAGAGTTTCAAAATCATAACTCTGGAAGTCAGCTTCGCGATAGGTTTGATAGATCTGTTTCCAGTCTTCAACTCCAAATATTGCGGTTTGTCTTGTGGTGGTTGCCATTTTATTAGTGCCTCAGTCTTTTATTTATGGGCAACAAAAACGGCTTAGTTATACATAGGATGCGTTACGTTGTTGTAAATCAAAGAAAATACTCAAACGTTCAGCATCAGTGCTGGGAACCACAGTTAGTTCTATCTGTATCAAAATACCGTTGTTCTGGGGAAAAGTTTGGATATCACTGATGTAGAGCCTAGGGTCGCCGCCGGCCACTCGCTGAACTTCTCTTTCAATGGCTGTTTGTAATTCTTCCAGTTGTGGTTCAAACAAGTAGTCCCACAGCACAGTGCCGTATCCTGGTCGTCCGGGCAGCTGTCCCTGCCGAATATTAAACGCATTCAACAGATCGCGTTTGACCAATTCAAAATCCGTCAGTGTGAATTTTTTAAACTGATTCTGTGTGTTGAATCCAATGAATCTTTGTGCCATGTTGTATTTATAGCGTTTTTAGGCGCTGTTCCTCGGACCTTCAATCTTCAACTTTAACTGGTTTATTCTTTGTCGAATTTTATTCGAACTTTCTATAAGCAGAGCTTGTTTTGCTTGAACATTTTTTGGACCTGTGGGCAATTGATTTACGTTTCCTCTTTGAATCTGTGTCAATTTATTAAATGCTTCAAGGTACTGTACACTAGCCTCCACACGAGCACTGCTGTTAAACGTATCTCGAAGCTGTTGATATTCGCTATCTATTGCAGAAAATGCCTCTGGAGAAATTACTTGTTGATTTTCCAACGCGGATAATTTGGTTTCAAGTTGGAACAAGGCACGGCCAGCAGGATTCAAATACTGATTTATGTAAATCACCGCTTTGTCAGCATAATCTTCAACATCGGCCTGATTTTCCAATTTGGTTTCTGTTGGTCCGTAATTGGGCGTTGGGACTTTGTCATCCCCAATAACTCGTGTACTGGCGGCATCTAGTGTGGAGCGATTTACTGTGTTAGCGGCAGGTACTGGTATGTCTTGTTGCTTGAATTCAGTAGGAATTTTAGTCTGTACCAAGTTCACAGCAAATGCGCCGTCACGAACTGCACTACCAAACGCAGCTTGTACGGAACCAGTTGCATCGCCGGGGATTGGTAAACCTTTTGCAAATGCTTCGGCACTGGGCAGATCTTTGGCTGCATTCAATGCCATACCAGCAAGTCCTTGGCTGGATAAATTTTTAACAGGTACGCCAACTGCGGCTAGACCTGCCACGCCCTTGGCCATGAGATCCTGTTGAATTTGACTTTGCTTGGGCACGTTCTTTAAAAGATCTGCGGCGCTTTTGATTCCGTCTTTGCCAGTCCATACTGCAGGACTTTTAATTACATCAGCAAACACGTTTGTACCTGCTGCCAACAGTGCTCTTGTGCCAGGTTTTACATAACCGGCTGTTTCTAATTGACCAGCATCAAGCCCAAATGATCCAAGACCTTTGGTATTGCTCAAGACTGAGCTGCCCTGATTAACTAGATTTTTAGCTTGTGCCAACAATCCGTTAACTTCAGGCACGCCCATGGGTCCTAGAGCTGCCACAGCACCCGCAGGCGTGATGCCGCCAGCAATTTTAGTAAAGTCTGCGGTGTTGATGGGACTGGTAACGGTTAATCCACTGATTGTTTTGTTGATTGTTTGTATAGACGTTACTGCAACTGAACCTTGTATTCCTGCGGCGCCTACCAACGCCGACCCTAACTGACTTGATCCTGCTGTGCCGCTTAGAGAACGTGTTACTGAATTTACTGCTGGACCAACTGCTGCTGTCAACCCAGGGGCAATACCAGCAAGTGATCCATTGAGTGCTCCACCTGCGGCTCCTAGACCGCCGGCTACACTGCCTAGCACACTGGTCAACGCACCAGCGCCGCCGTTGACACCACCTCGAGCAAATGCTGCATCCACTGATGGTATACGTCCAGTGGCCAAATCTACTCCAGATGCTGACAGACTGGATGTAAAACTTCCCACGTTGAGGCTACCAGCCACTCCTGACTGAGCTTGTGCTACCATGGCCTGTGCCCCAGCTAGGCCGTCCGCAGCTTGTGTCGCGGCGCTTAATGTTTCTCCTGGTTTGAATCCCACAAGACTACCAGTGTCAGCTTGTTTCTTGAATATTGCAAATGCCTGCTCACGTGTGAGTCCTGGAGGACCCTTGATAGCAAATGTTTTTGCAGAGCCGTCGGAGTTTGTGGGCACTGAGCCTGTAGCTGGTGTGTCCGTTGCTGCTCCTGTGGTATCTTCAGGCGGTCGTGGATAACCAATTTGAGTTAAACTGGGCAATCCTCTGCGCAGACGTTCACCGTTGGTTCTATCCCATACTATGTAATCATCACCTGTGTAGGTTAAATCTTCATCTTTGGTTTTAGAATACAGGCCAGCTTCAAAGCGGGTCTGTGTTTTACCAACACTGGCTTTGAGTTGATCAAGATTAAATGTAAATTCAGCCATGTTATTTTGCCTGTATTTCTATGCCAGCTGGAACTGGTACTGCGCCAGGTGGTGGGCTTGGCTTGCCTTCTTCAAACGCAATCTCAACATCCACACCCTTGTTATGATAAGGATATGGTTCATGTGTAGGCGCTCGATTCACAATGCTTTCAAGCCCTTCGGGTTTGACTATCCACCCCTTGCTGGTATCCCATTCGGTATCGTCTAGTAGTGTTTTGGTCAAGGGTTGTGGTGTGTTTACCCGGCCTGCTGCAGGTCCGTTGAGATCAATACCACCTGCTTGTAATGCCAATGCAGATCCTGCACCCCAAGAGCCTGATGCGCTGTTCAGTGTCAGTGTTCCATCGGCCTTGACGCCCACAGTACTGCGACTGTACAGTGTGATATCTTCCTGTGCTTGCATGGCCAAAAACGTTCCTGACTCTATCTGCATGTCTTGTTTGCTTTTCATTTTTAAATAGCGGCCAGCAAACATGTTGATATCTCTGTCAGCATGGAAGTTAATATCTCCCTTGGTGCGTACATTCACTGAGTTTGTGGCATACACATCCACTGTGCCTTCTACCCCAAACTCCAACCAGGTCTGTCCATTGGCATGAACAATGTAGAAAAAGTTTCCTGTGTCACTCATGGTGATTTGATGGCCAAGGCTGGTTCTCAAACGTAACAAGGCGTTGTTTCCATCTAGGTCTCCATCGTCCATAACTAGACTGTGCCCACCTACTCGACCAATTACTCTAGCATCGCCAGGTTTGACTTCTCCAGAATTGAGTTTGGCTCTGATGTCATTGGGTTTCATGCCGCCTTGATAAATGGCCGTGCCCGGTGTGCTGATGCCAAATACTGCGCTGGGAGTTTCTCGTTGACTTGAACTTTGAATAGTACCTCGTTCTAGATCTGTGATCAATCCTTGTTGCAACAATGCTTGTGCGAGATATCCATGCACCGGTTTGGCCTGATCATAAAATCTTGGGTCGTTGAAAATACCGTCGTTGTTTAGGTTGATTTCTGTAACTGGTAGCCTAGGAGCATCAGCAAAATAAGTTTCTTGATTTTGGTTCTGCACATCTGCTTGTGATGCTGTTACAGACCCAATGGCGGGCACCATGTGCCCTAGTCCTTGTTCTGGTACTACGCCAATATAAAAACCTTGGCTACGATCACCATTGACAAATATACAAATTACTGTTACTCCCACATCAGGCGGCGTAAACCACATGCCGTAACTGGTAGGATTGCCAGGATAAGCGCCAAGGCCTTCGGTGGCTCCTTGAGTTTGACTCATTGGCGTGTTGCCATAGAACGATGGCATGTAACTCACTGTGGTCCAGGTAGTTTCGTTGTCCATGGCACCGATATCAGCTCCAGAACTAAACGCATCAATGTACACCCGCAGGCGGCCTGAACGTGTGGGATCCACGGTGCTCATGACCACTCCCGTGAATGGTCCAAATTCTGCAGGTACTCCTCCACGATCCAGTTTGTAATTACTAGGACGACCTCGACTGCGTTCTACGTTCTCTGCCATTGATTAACCTCCTTCTGTGGCAATTGGTTGCCCTGGTCTGTACTTTGGTGCAGTACCAGCGGCTCTTGCTCTTAGATCTGCTATTCGTTGGGCATTTAAGGCCGCTGCAGCTTGTCCCGGCGTCACTGTAGCTTCTGGTAATTTTGGTGGAACACTTGCGGCTTCTACAGTTGTGGGAGACACTGTTTGACCAGTACCATCTGTAGGCGGTACTGGCGGTGGCTGGTTCCTAATGTAGGCACTGGTGATTCCTTGTCTGGTCAAATTTGGATTACCAAATGCGGCACCTGCGGCACCTCCAGCATTTTCAGTAAACTTTGCTTCTTTGTATGCGCCTTGTGCTCCTAATATGGCACGTGTGCCGCCGTCGCCTGTGTCAAGACGTCGTGGATCAGTTTTGGCAAAATTAGCTCTTGCTTGTTGTGCCTCAGCATCAGTGGGT